CTGGTGCAGACTGGTACTTAACCTATGGTTTCGTTCCGTTTATGATTGAACTGGACGAAGAAAGCAAGTTGCCGCGTATTCGCGTAGAAAATCCAATTGGGGCTTACCCAGAATTCGACCGCTACGGACGCTGTGTGGCATTTGCTAAACGGTACTCTTTAACACTTGGCGAACTGGTATCTCAGTTTCCAGAGTATGACAGAGAACTTCTTGGTTCAGATGGTTATAAGCAAGACCTCAATGCAGTAATTGAGATGATTCGTTATTACGATAAAGACCAATCTATAATTTATGTACCCCGTAGGGAAAATTTAGTTTTATCTCGCGCATTGAATCCAATGGGCAAGATGATGGTTGTCGTAGCGCGTAAGCCGTCTATTGACGGTGAGATGCGTGGACAATTCGACGACGTATTAGGTATTCAACTTCTCCGCAACCGTTTCGCCTTACTGGCAATGGAAGCAGCAGAGAAGAGTGTTCAGGCACCAATCGTATTACCCCAAGACGTACAAGAACTCCAGTTGGGTGGCGATGCAGTAATTCGCACCGCCAACCCAGCGGGCGTTCGTCGTGTCGAATTAAACATTCCACAAGGCGCGTTCACAGAAGGACAAATCCTTAACCAAGAACTTCGTGCAGGCACTCGTTATCCTGAAGGACGTACAGGAAACATTGATGCTAGCATCGTTACTGGTCAAGGCGTACAGGCACTTATGGGTGCCTTTGATACACAGGTTAAATCAGCACAGGCAATCTTTGCTTCCGCTCTACGCGATGTTGTTTCTCTCTGCTTTGAAGTAGACGAGCAAATCTTTTCAGAAGAAAAGACAATTCGTGGCGTAGACTCTGGAAGCCCGTACGAGATTACATACAAGCCATCTAAGGACATCAAAGGTGATTACTCAGCAGATGTTCGCTATGGCATGCTTGCCGGTCTTAACCCTGCACAGGGACTTATCTTTATGCTTCAAGCACTTGGCGGAGGACTTATCTCCAAGGATATGGCAATGCGTGAACTTCCGTTCACAGTTAATGTCACGCAAGAACTTGAAAAGATTGAAATCGAAAATATGCGGGCATCACTTCTTAGTGGCATTACTGCGATGGCTCAGGCTATCCCAACAATGGCTACACAAGGTGGAGACCCAGCATCTATCGTAACTAAAATTGCAGGAGTAATTTCTGCACGTCAAAAGGGTCAATCCCTTGAAGAGGCTATCTCAGACGTGTTTGCTCCACAGCAACCAGTTCCTCCTGCTGGGGCTGCAATTTCTCCTGTTGAGCAGCCGTCCCCTGTTCCAGGCGCGGCTCCAGTAGGAGGCTCTCCAACAGATATAGGTATGGCCCCACCAGCAGCACCACCAGATATTCAAACAATTTTATCTACCCTTAGTGGTAGTGGCAAAGCATCGGGACGAGTAACAACTAGGGGATAGCAATGACAACGCTAGTAGCGATACAAGGTGACGGTTGGTCGGTATTAGGATGTGATTCAAGACTCAGTGATGAGCATGGTCGCTTTCAGATTGCTAAAACACCTAAGATTGTAGAGAACAACACAGTACTTATTGCTGGTTGCGGTTCATCCCGTGCCAGTAACATACTACACTATGGCTATGTACAACCTAAGCCAACGGTTAGAGAAGAATTAAATACCTACATGACTACAAAGTTTATACCGCAAATGCGGAAACACTTTGTGGATGCTGGTATTGACATGAAAGAGGACGGCGATGTTGCGCAAATTGATGGTGGATTCATCATCTCAGTCAAAGGGCAAGTCTTTTCGGTTTCTGAAGATTACTCTTGGGATACTGATATTCGTAATGTATATGTTATGGGTAGTGGCGGAGATGTTGCCCTCGGTGCATTGGCAGCGTTGGGTGTGGAAAAAGTAAAAACTATCAATCAAGCAGAGACAATGATTCGTAAAGCAATTGCTATCGCAATTCAATATGACAATATGTGCTCTGAGCCAATTCATATATTTAGACAATACGCATAGGAGTAAACATGGGTGGACAAGGAAGCGGTGGCGCTAATGGCGGACCACAGTACAATCCAGCAAATGTTTCCGGTACTGGCGGAGCAGGGCAGAGCGGTAACTATACTGGCTTTGCATACGGACAAAATCAAGAATTAAATCAATCGCGTATTCAAGGCAATGACGCAATGGCAACAACAAAGGCGGCAGGCGTGACAACTTCACAAGGTCCTTACGAAGGCATTAACATGCCTCAACTAGGAACATTCTTTGACCCAACCAATAACCCATCTGAGCCAATTACAGCAGGTGTGGACTTTGGTCCTGGACCTGGCTCTGAAGCACTTCCATCAGGTTTCGGTGGGAATACTCTTCCAGATGAGAACGCAGAGATTATTAAAAACTATCTTCCCGATTTAGCATTTGCTGCTCAATCGAAAGATGCTCCAGATTCATTTAAGCGTTTTGTAAACTATCTTATTGAAACTAGTAAAGGATTAGATTCCAATGGCTGATGTGGCGTGGATGCCCGGTAGCCTTTTTGACAATATTGACAAGTTTGCAAACTCACTTGGATATCAAAATGCTGGCATTATCATGGAACTTTCAATGATGTCTTGGCCCTCACCGGAGGATAGAGATGCTTTCATTGTAGGTATTACTGGTGAAGATGCAAAAGGCGGAACCGAAAAAAATTATATTAAACGAAAATATTAGGGGGTAAGAATGGCTTCATGGGATTCATTCAAATCCACCCTTGGTGCAGTTGGTAAGAAACTTACAGGTGGCGGTTCTTACCTTAGCGAGGATGAGCAAAGAAAAGAAGAAGCGTTTACTTCAAATATAAGAAATGCTCTTAATGATGTAAATAAAAAGATTGAATCTCTTCCTGGGCCAAATGTGGGCAAGGCTGTAACTAAATTTTCAGCAGACCTTCTTCTTAAAGGTGCTGTTCAATTTAATGATAAAGTCTATTCCCCGCTTATTTCTCGCCCAATATCAACATTAGGATTATTGACCGATATAACATCTCCTCTTTATAAAAAGGGTGAGTTTGAAGAAGGTTTTCAATTCTCTGATATTAGGGCAGCATACAATCGCAGTGAGAAAGTTTCTGCTATGCAGGCTCTCACAAAATCAAATTTAATTCCATTTGTTAATCCTATATCTGCGGCAGTTCTTTCTGCTGGTAAAATTGATATTGATACTGTAGATTTATGGAATGATGAAAGCATTAAGAAGAATTTTGTCGACAATGCAGTTGGTCGCTGGTACACTGGTATTGGTGATTTTTTTGTAGGTAACAAAGGCATTGGTATTGCAGGTAAGGCTCTCAGTGCTGGTGTTAAGTCACTTGCAAAGCCTGCTGGTCTATACACTAAAGGCAAAAGCGTTGATGCACTAGCAGCGGATATGGAAAATGGCATCTTATATGCTAATACCAATGGCGCTCAAGGAGCACAGACCGTTTCAGGAAGTCACGCACTTTTACTTGCTGGCAGTAAAGACTGGGGTCTTATTGAAGGCCTAGTTACTAAATATAGCACCAATGAAAGACTTATTCCAATCATTCGTGAAGCATCAGATGCAAGCGTTGTTAAAGATATTTTGCTTGCAGACAAAGGTAATATTCCGGCTTTACAACGTTTATCCGCAACATCTAGTGATAAACTATTTGATATTGCTGATGTTAAGGCACAGATACGTAATCAAGCAATTCAAAACGGAATGTTCCCAACGCCAACTGGTGTTGGTGCAGTAAGATTGAAAAAAGCATTTGATGATGCTATCAATAGTGACCCACAATTTGTAAAAATTAGAGATGCATTCTTTGACCCAAAGGGCGACCAACTTGTAGGCGGAAAAGCATTTATGCCTATCGAGCCAGTTGTTGGTGCGTCTGCAATAATTAAAACACAAAACGCAATTCGTGCAGCAAAAACAAAAATTCGCAGTCGTGATTATGAACTCCCTAAGAACGCTTTTTTTGAAACAAAAATAGGCGAAACCGCTGGTGGATTGGTATTACGTGGAGTTCGCCTTGCTGCTCGAGGAACAGAATCACTTCCCGCTGGGTTCGTATCCCTATCAGGTATGCGACCAATGCAGGCACGCGTAGAACTTACTGGGTTCCTCAACAATATGAAGATGTTTAGAGATGGTGCAAAAGAAATTGAGACTGCACCTAAAGTATTTGAAAAGGTTTCAGTTGTTCGCGCTCGCCTAGAAGACGAATATATGAGTACTCTTGGCAAGGGCTCAGTTGCACAGGTAGAAGCACTTAAGTCAATTGATGCCAAAGTTGGACGCATGCTTGCATACAAAGCAAGAATATATGATGAAAAAGCAATTGACGCATACGTAGCAAAATTCCAAATGAACGTAAGCAAGGGAATGCAATCTGTTAAAGAAAACGGATTTGGCATCGGTTATGATGGAAACGTCACACTTGTTGAGCCTCAGACGCTGCGTCAATTTGCAGAATCTTATCGTTTTACCCCTTGGGATGACATTGAGACCCAACTTGATATTGAGGCAGCAAAGGGATTTACCAAGACTGGCAGAATTACCAATCGTGCCACAAGAGACATATTTGGTGAACTAAACAAGGTTTGGACATTTGACGTTCTTGCCCGTCCTTCATATGCATTTAAGCAGTCATTGTTTGAGCCAATTATTAGCGTTGGTCTATCACAGGGCATTAGTTTTGTCTATCAGGATATTTTCAAACAAGGAATCAAAAGAGCATCCTTTAACTTTTACAACTGGTCTAATGACCAAGTTAGAAAAAAAGTTATCAACCGCTCCGAATATAAGGCTGTTGCTACAAACGTATCAGATAAATCTGTCATATTACAGCAGTCTATTGCTGCTAAAATTACAGCAGAGGTATCTGTTAATGACTTGCTTAAGAATGCATCTCCTGCAACAAGGTCACAGCATCTATCTGCTGCTAGAAAAGAACTCAAGGCTATTGAGGAAATTGTCGACAAGATAGAATTAGACCTACGCGACGCAATGGTTCCTTATGGTATTACAGAGGCTGTTCCAAGTATGGCTACGCTAGAACGTAGACTTGCATATCTTGATGCCAACCCTGGGATTACCAAAAAGACTGCAGAAGTCAAGAAGGCCAAAGCAGCAATCAAGAACTACAAAACAATAGTTAGCAAAATGGCTACTAATAAAAAAGTAATTCAAGATGCTGATAACGCAGTTCAAAAAGCATACGTTGATATTGATAACGCAGTTAAAGAACTTGGCGAAGCCAGAGTTAAGCAGGCAGATGTATTTGGTAAAAGCGCAAAGTTTAAGAAGCGTTATTACTCAAAGGAAAAGCATACCATTATCCTTAATGGGACCCAGCACCATATTGATTCTTTTATCCAAGAACAAACCGATGGCAGCCCAAGCAACTTTACTTCAGCGGTACGAGCAGAAACACAGAATGCTAGAACACAGCAAATCAACTTTTCTGGAGAAATGTCTGTTGCTGCAAATGTTGCTGCAATTAAGCGCAAGATTCCTATGTCAAAGATTGGCATTGCAGACGAGAACTATTTTGAAGAGTTAGCGGATATTGCTAACCGCCAGTATCGTGGCGAGCCTCTTATGGATTTAATCTTTGCTGAAACTTCAATAAAAGATATTCTAAAATGGAGCAAAACTTCAGAAGGAACATCATATCTTAAGGCATTTGGAATTGTAAATGAGAAACAAATCCCTTCCTACCTTGCTGAAAAGGTTGAACTTGTCAAGCGCATGTACCCATCCTATGAGGCCAGAGCCGCAATCCGCAAGGGTGAAGTAACCTCACAGCAACTAGAGAACCTTCTTGCTCCTTATACTAATGAATTATATGATATTATTCCATCTAACCACAACTACGAAGCATTAACATTTGGTGTAAGTGGCGTTGCTAGCGCAACCCAGGGATACAACAAAATGATGACTAAGGTAATGACTACACTTGCAAGTGTGGAAAACCCTGTTCGTGGTGCATTGTTTGATAAGTTAGCAACCGAAAATGTTGCACGACGAGCAGCGTATCTAATGGAGCAGGGTGTCGAGATGACAACCACCCAGTATAATGCTTTACGTCAAGCAGCGGGCCGCGAGGCTTTGCAGGAGATGGAAAAGACTCTTTATACAATCAATAACCCTAATCGTCTCATTAACTCACTACGTGGAGTTATTGCATTCCCAGGGGCGAATGCTAACGCATTCTTGCGCTACGGCCGTCTTGCAGCAAAGAACCCAGTTCGTGCAGCAAACCTAGTATCTAACTACGGGCGCACATATACAACATTTGGTGTAGATGAGTATGGTAACCCAACGGATGACATCAACAAGATGAGTCACCTTGTTATACCAGGCACTAAGGATTTAGGGTTAGGCTCAAGAGGAGAAGGAATTAAACTTAGTGCTCAGTCATTAGGATTTCTTATTAACCGCCCCGGACCATCATTTGCCACAAGCATCTCAGTGGGAACAGTTATGCAAAAGTTTCACAAGTCTGAAGCAGAATTTGAAGACTTGATGACCATAGGTGGAACTAACTGGTACAAGGTTATTTTCCCTTATGGGCCACCAACATCAGTAAGAGATGTTTATAGCCCACCTTGGGTAAAGAACATAGTCAACTCTGGGCCAGAATGGCAGAGAGAACTTGCTAGTAAAATATTTGGTCAAAGCGGACAGAGAGATTACCTGAGTTCATGGAAATCTGTTTACAACTACAATGCAATGTTAGTTGAAATGGGAATCCAGGATGATATGCCATCTGATGCGGAAATAGAAAAGCAAGTAAAAGGCCTGTTCCGTGCTAAGTTTTGGTCTACATTTGCATCACCGTATGCTGGTATTCCTTACAAGATAGATAATACGCCAATGGCACTTACTTCAAACTTGTATTATAAGTTAATTGAGAAGTATGGCCCTAATGGTCAGGGCATGTCTAATCAAGATGCACGTGATGCCGCTGGCGAAGAGATGCTTTCTCTGCTTGGACCTAACTTTATGCTTGATAGAGTAACATACACTGGTTCATCTAAGAATCTTAATATACCTGCAACAAGCGAAGCATACGCTCGGGTATTTGAAGATAACGATGACCTAGTTGGTCGCCTTGCTAATATTGAGCCAGGTGAAATTGGACTAGTTGGATTACTTACTGCGGACATAGATTACGACCCATCAAAGCAGTCAAACAACATCCTTGCACTTCTTGCCAGCCCGGGTAAAACACTCCCAGGAACAAGCAAGAATCTCAATGAACTTAAGATGACTCCTCAAGAGATTGAGACAGAGCGCATTAAGCAGCGCACTTGGAATCAATATATGGCAGTTAAGGAAGCGCTAGAGGCTAAGATTACTGATGGTAGGACGCTACGCGCCCACCCAGAACTTAAGGCAGTACTAGACAATCTTGCTGTATCATCATTCAAAGACCAAAGTCAAGCATGGTTTGACCAGTATCAACTTGCTCAAAGCGGAGATACTTCTTATAAGTATGCTAGAGCGCTTACTGAAATTACCAATGACAAGAAGTTTATGGACAAGAATGGCAAGAATCAACTTTGGGTAGACACTAAAGAGTTCTTAGATTCCCGTTCCATGTTTGTACAAGTTTATCAGATGTTACCAGATTACGACCCACGTAAAGCAAAACTATCAGACAATTACAATGCCTGGATACAAGCAAACGTTGGCCAGTGGGATGGTAACCTAAAAACTATTATTACACGATATTTTGACAATGATTCCCTAAAGGCGGTTTATTAAGATGGCTCTTACAAAAGATGAGATGTTGTTTGATAAAAATTCAAATGGCGTGCTTGAACCATCAGAACAGCAAAAGTATGACCAGTTGTCATCGTATATCAATGTAGATGAAGCGGCTGAAAGCAAGAACCCAAAGTCTGGTACAGATGTAACAAGCACAAAGACTAAGTTAACCGTACAGGCAGCACGCGCTCTTATGGAGACTGCAGCAGAAAATGCTAATTATATGGGCAAATTCTCAACAGCAGATATAGCCCAATTTATGAAAGAGTTTGATGCGCAGCAAGCGCTCCAGGTTGGAAAGGTAATAACATCTACCGCCCGGAAAGTAACCCCTGGTGGTACAACACAGGGCGCAGTTGATAAGACAATGGAGACTACTGCCAAGACAGAGTTCCCATCATTTTTTAAGCCAACCGAGTTTGCAGCAGACTGGGTTTGGAACAAGATTAACTTTAAGAACGAAAAGGGTCTTGGTGCAAAGTCACTTGATGCTCTTGCCCAAGTTCGTGGAGTTGTTAAATCATTTCAATTACTTGGTGTCACAGACAATGACATCCGCGTTGCCGCAAAACAGATTGCAAGAGGCAAGAAAACAATTGATGCGTATACAGTAGAACTGCAGCAAATTGCTAAAAAAGAATATCCACAGTTTGCTGATAGATTTGATGCCGACCCAACACTTACAACATATGATATTGCTTCCCCTATCATTAAGTTGCTTGCAAAAACCTGGGAAATAGATGAAAAAGATGTATCATTTGATGACCCAATTGTGATGTCACATATGCATTATGCTGGACCAGACGGTAAGGGCAAACAACCATCACGATATGAGTCGTTACTTAAAGCCAAGTCACATAGAAAGTATCAAGAGACACAAGAAGCAAATGAGAATGCACGCGATGCAGCAGTAGGACTCGCAAGAGCCTTTGGATTTGGAGTATAATGACTACACCTTCATATTCATTTCGTAGGGCAGAGGAAGCGTCTAATGCAACCGGCCCAATTGTAGCCCCTGGTTATACAAGAACCGATGCTCCCGTCCCTGTAGCGGCACCAGCACCAACACAAACTTCCACACCAACGTTTTCACCAACATC